CAAACTGCGACCTATAACGCAGAGAACAACACAGAAGTCCTATCGCTCCCAGACTATCGGGAACACCTAGAAGATATCTATTCAAGTCGAGTTTCGGATAATTCACAAACACTCATTATGAAGCTTGTTAAGTCAGACCCTGATGCTTCTGCGGCATTAGGCGCATATCTGACTACGGCGGGGAGCTCTATCCCTTATATCGTTGTAAAAGACCCTGATGGGGCGATTGACCGCGATGGCGCCAAGATAGTTAATGAACTGATTGAAGCATTAGAGACCCGCCGCGACTACTCTAAAGGTTATTTAAGACCTAAGACTCTGCGAGAACTGTCAGAAGAATTCCGTTACATGCTATTAGCCCGAGGTGGTATAGGCTGCGAAACGGTATTTGGGGATCAACTTCAATTAACCGAGCTTCGCAATATCGATATGGCGAGTATTCGATGGCAAGAAAAAGAGCCTGGGAAAATGGTGCCATGGCAAGACCAAGGTGGCGGGGACCCAATTAAAATGGATATCCCTTCTTTCTTCGTGGCTTGGTACCGAAAATCACCTATTGAAGCTTACGGCCATAGCCCCTTCGTTAGTGCAATTAATACCATGGCAGCAAGGCAACAGGTGATTAATGACCTGTATCGAATCATGCAAGTTACAGGGTTCCCGCGAATCGCTATCAAGGTACTTGAAGAAGTCTTGGTGAAAAATGCCCCCGCGGATGTTAAGGCCGACGCACAAAAACTAAGAACCTATATTTCTCAACGCCGCCAAGAGATTGGAAGCGCGTTTGCTTCGCTGCGTCCAGACCAAGCGATGGTTCACACCGACAGTGCTGAAGTTTCAATGCTTAATGAAAAGAACCCCGCAACAGGTATTAAAATTCAGGAAGTGATTGATACGCTTAACGCCCAAAACCAAGCAGGGTTAAAGACGATGGCCACGGTACTTGGTCGGGGTGAATCTGGTGTAAATACCGCTACCGTTGAAGCGAACTTGTTTGCCAAAGCTGCCGATAGCTTGAATGAGCCTATCGGAGAAATCCTAGGCAGCATGCTTACGATGGCCCTACGTATGCAAGGCTCTGAGAGTCGAGTTATTGTCAGATTCCCCAATATTGATTTGCGTTCTGAGCTTGAGCTAGAGGCCCAATTGAACTTGAAGTCAAACCGCTTGCGAACCGACCTAAGTGACGGGTTGATAACAGACGATGATTACCATATTGCCATGTACCGTCGTATTAGACCGGACTCGGTAGCCGAGCTAAGTGGTACGGGTTTTATCGGGGGCGCTATGGAAGTAGACGCAGAAAAAGTGAGCCCAAATTCTGACCCTCAAGGACGTTCCGTTAGTCGCGCTTCAGACAAAAGTGCGAAGTCTAACGCTAACCAGTCTTAAGGTTAATTTTTAATCGGGCTTGGCAACGCGATTGAAAAGCCCTAAGATAATCGAAAATTTGGATGGAAATTGACGATGGCTAAACGGCTAACCCTCACTGAGCGTATCAAATCGCTTATCACCGCAGCCGCGGGTGATGAAATAGACTTTTCGCAGATTGCAGCGTATGAGAGCGTTGCGGCATCTACTCGTCCAATCAATCAACCAAGCACAGCCTACCATGGCGCACAAATGACAGAAGGCTTTCTGTCACAGATGGCGGCGTATTACAAAGAAGAAAGTGTCCCTATTCAGGTCATGCACAATGGCCAGATGCTCCCTGTAGGTAAGGTGTTTGCCGCAGATACTTATAGCGCCGATGAAGGGCACACGGACTTAAACGTTCTTTTCTATGTCGATGCTGAAGGCCCTTACGCCAGAGATATTGACCTTTCTATTCTAGATGAGGTTTCTGTCGGGGCAGCTCCCAATCACGCGTACTGTTCTGAATGTGGTTTCGACTACATGGCCGAAGGCAACGAAATTAGTTTCTGGTTTCGTGAATGTGATAACGGCCATCGAATCGGTGAGAACGGAACCCACCTTCGCTTAACCGACCTCCGTGCTTGGAAAGAATTATCACTCGTGAACAAAGGCGCGAGTAATAAACCGAAGATACTTGGCTCTGCCAAGCAACGTCTGGGCAAAGACGCATATAACCAGCTTGCCGCTTCAAGTTCTCCTGAAGCCGTACAGTTCAGTTATATGACTTGCTCCCCCACTCAAAGTGAAACAACAGGTGAAACTATGGATTTATCAGCATTAACAAACCAAGTTTCTACGTTGTCCGCAGCTAACGGCAAGCTAGAAGTTAAACTCGAATCGGCAGAGGCAGCGCTTACCGCTTCTCAGTCGGAAGTTGCCGCGCTGAAAGGACAAGTAGAAGAACTAAATACGAAGATTGAAAACGGTTCTGAAACCAAACTTCAATCTGATCTTTCAGCCGCTCAAGCGCAACTTGAAACGGCGAATAAAATTGTCGGCGTGTTCGATGAACAAGTTAAGCTTGCCGCAAAAATGGCGGGTTTGACGTTGGCTGAAGACGCCAGCGCGGACGACAAAATTGAGCTGTTAAAACAAGCTCAAATTAAACTGGCAGCAATCCCAAGGGATGGTGTTGGCAAAGGTGCGGATACACCGGTAGCTGACGACGTTCTGGTGCTTACTGCCGCGCATAACAGTGCGTTTGTTTCTAATCGATAAGGGGAAGAGTCATGCAAATTGGCGATTTACAACATCAGGGTATCCGCACTGAATCCGCGGCAGCGTCATTCTATTTGGATACCTCTATTACAGGCTTCGACGCCATTGGTAAGCCTGTTTCTATTACCGGTAATTTTACGGTGGGTTTCGGATCAGCAGACGATGAGATTCTAGGTTATCTCGAGTCTTATGAAGACCGTGATGTAGAAAAAGTAAAAATGGGTGCGGTTTCTTGGCATATGTGTGCGGTTTTTGAATACGCCGGTACAGCGCCAACCGTAGGTGGCAATGTAGTATCAAATGGTGATGGTAAGGTAAAGGTTGCCGGAGCTGGGGCGGGTCGCAACGTAGTTGTTACCGCTGTTGATACCACCAACAAAACGGTATCGGTAATCTTCCGTTAATTCGGAAGATTCAAACCGCAAATAAAAATTTGGAGATTGACGATGCAAGCAGCAAATCTTAGTCAGATTAAACGCGCCCCACTTAACGTGGTTTTAGCGGGTATTAATAGTGAGCACAGCGACGAATCTATTCGCGCTGGCGTAAAGCTGGTACAAGCAGCAAAACAATACGGTATTAACGTTCGTGATTACCTAAACCTAGCAGTTGACGTTCGTGCGTCGAATGATGAAAAGGCTGGTAAAAACTTCCGTTTGGATAACGGTAACTTTATGACCGGCTACCAAGCCGCTATCGTAGAGTTGAACCTTCCGTTCAAAAACGCTTTTGAGCAAGGCATTACCCTTCAAGCTGCAGCGGATACTTTCAGTGCACGCCCAGGCTCTCGCGCACTTTTCCCAGAAGTTATCGATGATATGCTTCAGTGGAATACGCGCCAAGATATGTTCGAATCAACGGCCCCTATGGTGGCGCAAACCCGAACTATCACTGGTAATGAACTTATTACCACCGCAATTTTTGACGACCAAGGCCAGCTAAATACTTCGCCTATCGCGGAACTTGCGAACATTCCGATGCAGACTATCAAAAGCTCTGATAAGTCGGTTAAGTTCTTCAAACATGGTTCTGGTATCCGTACCTCATACGAATTCGAACGTCGTGTGAGCTTAGATATTCTTACCCCATATGCTGCCCGTATAGCGCGTAACAAAGAAATCAGCAAAGTGAAGATGGCTACCTCGCTATTGATCAATGGTGATGGTGTTCACGAAGCTGCAGAAGTGGTTCCAGCTTCTAATTATAAAGATTGGGATGCGGCTAAAGGCCTTAAAGGTAACTATGTTGCCTTAGCGGACTTCTTGGCGCAACGTGCGCGTAAAGGCGTACCGGTTGATACTATCGTAGGTAACTACGATATGTGGCTAGAACTGTTCCTAATGTTCTTACCAACTCAACCTAACGGTAAGTCTACCTCTGAAATTCTTCAGGAGAACGGTGGTCCTCGCGTGGCTCTGGCCATGGACTTCTTAAGCGGTGTCAACTTCCATATTTCAAGCTCAGCCCCTACGGGTAAGCTGATTTGTTATTCGAAGGCTGACACGCTGGAAGAACTTATCGAAGCCGGTTCTGTACTGTCTGAGTCTGAGACAGCAATCAAGAACCAGTCGATTACTTACGTGAAAACTGAGAACTCAGGCTATCGCCTAGTTTACGGTGATACTCGCGTAATCTTCGATACCACGGCCTAACCAACAATAACCCCCTTAATTAAGGGGGCTACTTGGAGAATCAACTAATGAAAATGATCTTAGCTAAAACCACTAAAAATTTTATGCTAATGACGCGTTTCGGAATTATTGAAGCGTTCCGCCCTTCGGTAATTGGCCATTGCACGGAAGTGGACCAGTTTGTTTCACAGCAGCAAATAAAGGTGCTGGATAACGACTTGCCAGATAACGCCACGGATGAAGAGTTCAAAAAGTTCTTTGACGATCACGATGGTGACTGGGAAACCGCACTGGAAAATTTCAAGCTGAGTCTTGAAGGCATTGAAGAGAGTAAGGAAGACTCTGGCGAAGGTGATAAGGAAGACTCTGATAAAGAGACTGGCGAAGGTGATAAGGAAGACTCTGATAAAGAGACTGGTGAAGGTGATACGGACAACTCACCAGAACCGGCACCGGCACCAGCCCCTAAGAAAACCACGACTCGCACGACTAAAGCGAAGTCTTAAGGAACAACCATGTTAAGTGTCCCAAATAACGAAATGTTAATGCTGACCGAGTTTCAAATAGGTGACTACACCTATTTGCCGGACTTTGGGACCGTAAGTGTCTCCCTCAAGGACCAAGAGGGCGTTGAGGTACATTCGGTGGATGTACCTTTTGATGCTGATTACAGCATCCCTCAAGATATCCTGAAAGTCAGCAGCAGTGATATCTTGAGCTTTTTTAAGTTGACGGTTAAGTTCACTAGCGAAAATCGCCAACGTATTTATACGGATATTGTTCGGGTTCATATGGATTTTATGTTTACATCCACACCTTCGAAT